CAGGCCAGTTCACCTGCCCCAGTTGTCCAGTGAGCGACGCTTGCGAATTGCACGAGACGGGAAATGACTGGTCAGAGTTCTTGCGCCAAACGACGGAGACTTGGGATCCGTACGAGGAGCATTCAATTTATGACGGACGTTGATGCAAGTGCAATCATCTTTGACGAAATACAAGTCTACGGCCCATACAGAGCAGTCGTTACAACGGTACACGATGGCGACACCATTGACGTTGAGGCAGACTTAGGCTTCGACGAGACGCGTTATCTGCGCTGCCGCATATGGGGCATCAATGCTCCAGAGCTAAGCACCAACGCAGGTAAAGAGGCACGAGCGTACGCCGTGGGCCTGCTACCACGCGGGATGAGCGTTGTCGTGTTTAGCCACGGCTGGGACAAATATGGCGGACGCGTGGATGCGGAGATCAAGTTCCCGTATCAGGGCGTAACGACAGATTTCGGCAACGAGATGGTTTCTTCAGGGCACGCTAAGCCCCTGAACATCAGGCTTGGCGGTGGTGCTAGCTAGCATCGGTCTCCCCCTTTGCGCTGGCCGTAAGTGGCGTTTGTGGGCGCCAGCCACCGCTAAGGATTGAACGTAGGCGTTTTGAAATGGGAATTTTAGGTGCAGCGACTCGGAGGTTCGGATTTTGGGAATGAGCGGTGACATTCGATGAATTCAGCCACGTGTGTCCGTACTGTGGGGCGAAAGACGCCCTCGACTCGGCATCCTTGTGTTGCCAGGTATGTGAGCTCCCCGAAGACATCGAAGGAGAGGCCCTCGAGCTCTGGAAAGAATTCTGGCTGTTCATGGTGGCTCTTGAACGAGGAGATCCGCTGACGTGAAGGGCAACACCTACATCATCACCACCGAGATCGACGGTGACGAGTGGCCACCTACCGTGAGCGAGAACGTGATGTATGACCTCACGCGCAATCTCGACCGTATGGTCAAGGAAGGTTACATCATCGGCTACAAGATAGAGGAGCAAGATGCTAGAAATACGTGAGCCTGGTGAGTACACCTCCGACACACCTCCAGACAATTCACCAACTCAGCCTGAGCCATACACTGTACCAGACGAAAACGAACAACTGGAACTAGACCTCGACGATGCCTGATGGTCTTCCGAACATCCAGCCTGTCGGAATGAGCGACTGGCTACGCACGGTCATCTACGCCTACCCGGGCGCAGGCAAGACGTCCTTGATAGGCAGCGGCGCGGAAGCAGGCTACAAGACGCTCATCGTACGTAGCAGTATGGACTTGATTCCCTCACGCGTACTGAAGAGCGGTGCCGAGGAGTACGTCGCCGATACGTGGGAGCAGATGAACGAGATCCTCATGTACTGCCAGCATGCTCATCCGTTCCCATATGACATCGTCTGGTGGGACAACATTTCGGTATCACAGGACATGTTGCTGGATGATGTGTGGGAGGCTACCGTAGCCGAGAAACCAGCACGAGCGTTCAAGCACAATCCTGATACCGGACGTTTTGATAAGCCTAACCTAAGCCCGACCAGCGGTCTCGATCGCGGCGAGTACGGGCGCAACATGGAGCGTATCCAGCAGTGGCTGCGTCATATGGTGGGCTGTAACACGTTTCACTTTGGTGTTATGGCTCATCCGCACGAGGGCCAGCACCCTACGAATGATGAAGGAGGTTTCCTGCTTCGCCCTTACGTGCAGGGCAAGATGATGACCGAGAAGCTTTGCGGTTATGGCAACTTCATCGGCTTCATGGAAGTCATGGAGAATGACAAACGTACCTGGCGAAGACTTCACGTGAAGGAGTCATCACGTTGGTACGCCAAAGACCAGTTCGACGGATTCCTTGACAAAGGCTACATCGATGAGCCCACGCTACCGAAGATCATGGACGGTATCGCCAAAGCTCGGGGCAAGCCTTTGGGGAAGAACGTTACACCTATGCGTCGCCGGGGCGCGGCGCAGCCAGCCGCCCGCACACGAGGGCGTAGGAGGGAACAATAGTGGCAAAACTTATTCCGTACGACGTAACAGGAGTGGAAGAGTCACAAGGCGGTACAGGCGTCAAAGCCAAGCCTGGCGTATACATCGCGGAGATCATGCGCTGCACGCAGCGCGAGACCAAGGCTGACAATTCACCGGCGAACGACCTTGAAGTTGCGCTGAACGTCGGCCCGGACTACGACTGGGTCTTCACGTACATCGGCCTCGGCCCGGCCAGTGACTGGAAAATGGCCGAGTTCATTCGGGCAGTAGGCCTGAACGAAAAAGGCAGACTCGACCCCGACAAGATGGTCGGCAAGAAGATCCGGGTCAAGATCAACCCCGACAGTTGGGAAGGTAACTACACCGCTCGTGCGGGTAGGCTGATGCCGTCACTGAACGGTGACAAGGATCCGGGCAAGGTCAGCGAGATCAGTTCCACGGGCGAGGCAGTTGACGAAGACGAGGACGTCGACGCTGACGAGCCCACGATGACGAGCGAGGCTGAGTACCCTGGTGGCTACCAGCCGCAGCGGGAGGACGACGACGACAGCTACGACGACTGGTCAGATGAAGACGTGGTCGGTGAGGCCACAGATCGCGGCCTGACGCTGCCCGGAGGACGGGGCAGTAAGCGTGACAAGGCAGTCAAGGCGCTACGCGCGGACGACGAAGCTCACACGCAGCAGCCGATCAACGAGGAGGATGACGACGACGGAGAAACAGAAGCAGAAGACTACAGCAGCTGGAGCACCGACGAGCTCGTTAAGGAATACGGCGAGCGAGGATTCGAAGATGACGTCCCTGAGTTCAAGGGACGGAACGCAGAAAACCGACAGCGAAAGGCAATCATCGAAGCACTCGAAGCCGACGACGGCGGAGATCCCTTCGAGGCCTGAGATGGCGGAAACAGAGGTATTCCGGACGGACGACATGGCGCTGGCCGCTGCCCTCGCTGTAGACGGGCGCAGGTACGAGGTCACCAAGCTGACCGATACGATGGCCACCTGGTCGTTTGAACAGGACGCGGGAGTAGAGCGTATCGTCAATGAGTACATGCGGTGGGAGCTACAGTGCGAGGTTCGCTCGTACCTAGCTAAGCACGCAGAACTCAGACGGGAGATCTACAAGATCATGCCGCGCCGTTCGGATGCCTCTGTTAGCTAACCGTGTCACAGGTTAACAAGCGCCAAATCCGGTTGCTAGGTCCATATCTTGAAGGCGACCATCCGACTCACACAAATACAGATCAGGAGACTGGCGTCGTCACTCGAGAATGGAACCTGGTATGCCCACTACACGATGACAATAAACGGAGTGCCAGTATCAATGTTGACAAAGGACTGTTCTACTGCTTCGTATGCGGCGGCATGCCTGTCACGACACTGCTAACCCGTAAGCGCGAGTGGTATCCGCCGCATAGCGGTGGCGGTGGCGGTCACGCACGCCCTAGTAACAACGGTCATGCGCCTACGCGTCATCTGCACAGAGGTCTGACGGATGCTTGGCACAAGAACCTGCTCGAGAATCAGGCCATGCTGCAATGGCTAGAGGAGCGCAAGGGTATCACGCTACGAACCGTACAGGAATGGGGTATCGGCATCAATCACGACGGGCATTACACGATCCCCATCAGCGACATCGAGGGTGAGTTGGTGAACGTCCGCTATTACAATCCTCATCCTACCGATGACTACCGCAAGATCATGAGTGAACGTGGCTACGGTTCACCGGCGCGACTATACCCAATTCAGATCATCGAGAACGATCCGGAGAATATCATCATCTGTGAAGGTGAATGGGACGTCCTACTAGCCAATCAGAATGGCTACGCTGCCGTCACGCGTACAGGCGCGGCGGACGTGTGGGACCCGGCTTGGGGTGACTACTTCGTCGGGCGCAACGTGTATCTGATTCATGACATGGATCGCAAAGGGCAGTCCGCGAACATCAAGATCGAGAAGCTGCTTCGCAATGTAGCTAAGCGAACGCGCATCGTGAAGCTGCCCTACCCCATCACCGACAAGCACGGCAAGGACCTGAGTGACTTCCTCATGGACAACGATCCTAAGGAACTGTCGGTCTTGCTGACCGAATCTGAGGAAGAGGCTCCGGTAACTGAGTTCGTCACCGTGCTTGAGACGTTTGATTCTAAACACGTCGGGATGCCGGTGAACGTCCTCGTTACCGTCAAGGGTAGGCGTGAGCCTGGCTACAGCGTGCCTAGCAAGGTACAGCTGGTCTGCACACAGGACGCCGGTAACAAGTGCCAAGTCTGCCCCATGCGGGCGGCCAACGGCTCGGCGGTGGTAGAGGTAGCTCCAGATGACCCCATCGTTCTCAACATGATTGAGTACGCTACGAGCACGGTCAATCAGGTCATCGCTGAAGCCTTCGGCGTACCGGGCGGCAAGTGTAGTCGTCTGCATTCAGAGGTGGAGGAGCATCGTCCCGTTGAGGTTCTATTCGCACGACCGTCACTAGACCACAGCGACGGCACCAAGGCGGGTGCCTACAAGAACATCACCATCACCCATAGCAGCGGCCACGCGACACCCGCTAACGAGACCATTGTTGCTACGGGTGCGCTACAGCCTAATCCCAAGAGTCAAAGCAACGAATTTCTAGCCCACAACGTCCAGATCATTGAGACGTCAGTAGACCACTTCGATCTAGATGGCCAAACAATCAGCCTCATGAAGCGGTTCCAAGCTGAGCGTGATCCTATGCGCAAGCTGGCGTCCATCAACAAGAACCTAGCCGAGCACGTGACGCGCATTCACGGACGTCCTCAGATGCATGCGCTCATGGATTTGACATTCCATTCAGTGCTTAGCTTCAACTTTGCTGGTGAGCAGGTCAACCGTGGATGGCTGGAGAGCCTCATAGTAGGAGATACCCGCACCGGCAAAAGCCTGGCAGCTGAGCGTCTCGTTCGCCACTATGGCGGTGGTGAAATCATCAGCTGTGAGGCAGCATCCTTCGCAGGGGTAGTGGGAGGGGTGCAACAACTCGGGACCCATAAGAACTGGGCCGTGACGTGGGGTGTTGTGCCGATCAACGATCGACGCCTTGTTGTGTTGGATGAGATCAGTGGTCTTGAACCTGAGGAGATTGCTCAGATGAGCGACATCCGTAGCTCGGGACAGGCCAAGCTGATCAAGGTAGTACAAGAGACGGCCTGGGCTCGCACCCGGCTGCTCTGGTTGGGCAATCCTCGTAACGCTACCATGGCGAACTACACCTATGGTGTTGATGCGGTCAAGCCGCTCATCGGCAATGCCGAGGACATCGCGAGGTTCGACTTGGCTATGGCAGTGTCGCTCTATGACGTAGCAAGCGAGGTCATCAATCAGCCTGTGGCCGGAGGCGAGCTCAGATATACATCCGAAGCATGTCACAATCTGTTGCTCTGGGTGTGGACTAGAACACCTGACCACATCAAATGGTCGCCTGGCACTGAGCGGCTGGTTCTCGATGAAGCCAACGCCATTGGCAAGTTGTACATCGAGGACCCGCCGCTTATACAAGCAGCCAACGTGCGCATCAAGATCGCGCGTATAGCGGTGGCCATCGCTGCCAGATTGTTCAGCACGGACAAGAAATTCGAGCGTGTAATCGTGACCAAGCAGCACGTTGAGGCGGCAGTACGGTTCATGAACCTGCTGTACGAGATGCCTGCCTTCGGCTATCGTGAACGGTCGAAGGAACGTATTGCTGATCGCGAGCAGGCTGAGTCCAAGCGGGACAGCGTATGGCAATACCTGCTCAGCCGTCCTACGCTGCACAAGTTCCTGCGCGGAACGGGGCAGTTCCGTCGTCAGGACTTGGAGGAAATACTCAATGTTAGCCGCGACGAAGCTAACGGCATCATCAACGCACTGTATGAGTCGCGCATGGTGCGGAAGGTCAAAGGCGACATCGTGATCGAGCCTACCCTTCACACCCTATTGCGGGAGGGAACATAGTGAACACATCAGAAAAAGCGAGTCTCTCTCAGATCTACGTTGCCACGTGTCGGCAGTTTGCTGAAGAAGAAGTTGAACGTGTGAGGAGATACCTCATGGCTGGCGGTGCACCAGAGGAGATCATTACCTACGTCGGTAGGCTCGTCAACGCTGCCATCTACAACGAGTGCGAGGAAAACTTCAGGAACCATGACGTAGAAGCGATGAACCAGCACGAGCACCGCATGTACCCACGGAAGGGAGCGAATCACCTTTTCCTCAAGGGCAGAGCTATCGGAAGCAACTACTCCTCTCTTCAGACTCTTGAAGAATGGGAAGAGGCGCTCTGAGATGAAGTCTGTGGCGATCCTGGGATGCGGTCCGGCGGGCATGCTGGCGGCTCACGCTGCCGAACGCCAAGGGTGGGAACCGTACATCTACAGCCGTAAGGTGCTGAGCAGCATACCTGGCTCACAGTACCTTCACCAGCCCATCCCGGGCGCCACGTCACAGTACCCAGAAAACACAGTCCAGTACATGAGAATGGGCAATGAACAAGACTACGCATTCAAGGTGTACGGTGATCCATCCCGGCCGACGGGCTGGGAGCACTACGACAAGAAGTATCCGTCATGGAATGTTCCCAAGATGTATGAATTGCTGTGGAGCCGGTTCGAAAGCCGGATAACTGATTGTGAGCTTAGCGACTTTGAACGTGTACGGGAGATAGCGCTCGGACATGGCGCCGTCATCACCACGCTACCGGCGCAGGTACTTTGCTTCAAGCCGGACGAGCACAAGTTTGACGGTGTACCGTACTGGATCAAGCAGCTAGAGCTCAACGCAATCGACGCCCACCGCGACGTAGTGGTATACAACGGTCTACCGTTTGACCGCTGGTATCGCTGGAGCATCCTAGGTGGAAGACACAGCATTGAAAGCTGCGATCCCATCTTCCCTGGAGAAGACGGAGTAACGGCAGGTATCAAGGCAGTGTGGACTACGTGTGACTGTTGGCCCACATTCATCAGGGCAGGACGCTGGGCAGAATGGAGGCATGGAGTGCTGCTGCATCACGCTTTCATCAAGTGCGAATTCGAACTTGGGAGCAGGAGATGACGAAAGAGGATCTCATGGCACTAGCGGAGGATCTGAACCCCGACGATGTTATCACCAAGGATGACGTGTGCAATTACATCAACGTCATCCTGGACGCATTCGCTGTACATCTCGACCGGGAGCGGGTACGACACGGCCTCTGGAAGAGGTACGACGCGAAGGAGCAATGGCGCAACGTAGTTGTGAAAGGTGATCGAGTGGAGTCCATCCTGCGTGATGGACCAAGCCTCACACAGGCGGAGATCGACGCTGCATTGGAGGAGTGCTACGACATCATCAACTACACCGTCTTCACAGCGAGGATCCTCACGGGGCTGCTGTGACTGAACGTCTTGCGGATATGACGCGGACCGAGAAGCTAGAGATGATGGTCGACTCATATCTACAAGACATTCACTATGACCTATCTCAAATTGAGATGCGACAGTACCTACGCGACGATGAGACTGGGTTTCGGTTGCTGATGGCTGCCTTCATGCGGGCAGCGTTCGCTATCGGTATGGTGTCAGGCGTAAAGGACCCCGAAGGTTGCAAGGAACAATTCCGAGATCTAGGATACAAATTTGAATAAGCGTAAAACCATAGGCAAGGAAGAGGGCTTTGAAGCTCTAAGCGTACGCATCCCTGTACGCCGTGACAAGCATGGGCACAACACACCAGTAGTCATCAGGAAGGTGAAGCGTACCAGACGCGTACCTAAGCGGACCAAGGAGATGACGTTTGCTTCGTTGCACCATCACACTACGTTCTCATACGGGGATGGGTATGCCCTACCCTCGGCACACATTCGTCGTGCTGAAGAGATCGGCCTTTCTGCCATGGCCGCAACGGAACACGGGAATGTATCGTCACACGTACAGCTTGAGGTTGCTGCCAAGAAGTCGGGGGTTAAACCTCTCTTCGGAGTTGAGCTTTACACGGGTGAGCTCGGAGAAAAAGCCACGCAAAGAAAGAACCATCTCACTGTACTGGCGCAGAATCAAGCCGGGTATCAAAATCTACTCAAACTAGTCACAGCAACATTCAGTGAAGGATTCCACTATGAACCCACGGCAGACTGGAAGATGGTCGAGCAACACAAGGACGGCCTCATCGTCCTCTCGGGCTGTCAAGGCTCCGCTCTCTTCACATCCCTGGTTGGCGGCAAACATATACCGGAAGCTGAGGCTAGCTACGCGCGAGCTAAGCGGCTCGCTCGGGCCTTCAAAAAGCACCTGGGTGACGCCTACTACATCGAGATTCAAGCGTTTCCAGAACTCGAGAAGACGCGGCTAGCTAATCCTATGCTTGCCCAGATAGGGCAAGAGCTAGGCATTCCTGTCGTCGCTACCTTCGACTGCCACTACACCGTGCCTGAGGAAAAGGAGATGCAGCAAATCCTGCACAACCTTCGCCCGGGTGAACGTCGGACGCTGGAGGATATGGCGCGTGAGTGGGGATACGACGCAAACCTCTGCCCACCATGGTCAGACGGTACTGTCATTCGTAAGCTGGTCGGAACTGGTCTCAACAAACGACAGTCAGTTGCCGCTCTCCATACGACACGTGAGGTGGCGGACAGATGTAACGTGGAGCTTCCCGAACTGCCGATGGTTCGCTACAAACTTCCTCCCGGATACGAATCCTCAGTTGCTCTATGGCGTGACTGGCTACGGGAGGGCTGGCGCTACCGGGGCATAGACAGCCTACCGCGCAAGGAGCAGCGCAAATACAAGGAGAGGATACGGCATGAGATCGACGTCATCGAGGGCAAGGACTTTGTTGACTACTTCCTGGTCATCAGCGATGCTGTGCGTTGGGCCAAGGACCGCGACATTGCAGTGGGGCCAGCGCGAGGTTCTGCTGCAAGTAGTCTTGCCTGCTGGCTCCTCAGAATCACTGAGGTCAACCCCATGCTCTATCCTGATCTTGTCTTCGAACGATTCATTGATGTCACGCGTCAAGATCTGCCTGACATTGATCTTGACTTCACTTCTGATCGTCGTTCGGAGGTCTACGATTACCTCGTCCAACGTTATGGCCCGGAACATGTAAGCAGCGTCGGTACGTTCACGCGGTTCAAGGGGAAGAACAGCCTGGACGATGCGGCTCGTGTCTACAAGGTACCCAAGTACGAGATCGACACCATCAAAGACTACTTGATAGAAAGGAGCTCAGGTGATCTTCGGGCATCCGCAACGATTGAGGATACAGCTGAGCAATTCCCACAGGCAAGAGCCGTATTCGAGAGACATCCAGACCTTGGGGCTGCGCTGGATCTTGAGGGGAACTACAAAGGGTTCGGTGTTCATTCAGGTGGACTGGTCATCTCCACTGGGCCGATTACCGAAGTCGCTGCGTTTTACGAGCGAGTGGTCAAGGGAGTAAAGCGTCGCGTCATAAGCATGGATAAGTATGACGCAGAGAAGAAGGGTCTACTCAAAATTGACGCATTAGGACTCAGTACCATGGCAGCATTAGACGACATGAGAAAGGAACTAGGGTGGTCACTGGATGATCTTTACTCGATTCCGCTCGAAGACCCCGAGACAATTGAAGGATTCAGAGTCAATGATGTCATTGGTGTGTTTCAATTCGAAGGGCGAGCTTGTCGCTACGTTAACGGTGCCCTGCAACCTGACAATTTCAAGGAAGTCTATGACGTCACAGCCCTTGGAAGACCAGGCCCTCTTCATAATGGAGCAGCTAACGCGTACATCGACATCAAATGGGGACGTGAGCAGTACAACGAGCTTCATCCTTCTCTCACATCCATCTGCGGGTCCACCTATGGTCAAATTGTTTACCAAGAACAGATCCTCAGAATCTTGGGAGAGATTGGAAACTTTGACTGGACCCACCGAGCCGAAGTAAGACGCATCATTTCCAAGAAGTACGGCGATCAGATGTTCAATCGCAAGTGGACGGAGTTCTACAACGGTGCGATGGAGTTACACGAGGCTACAGGTATGACGCGCGAGCTAGCGCGCGACATATGGAACCGCTGTATCACCGCCGGTTCTTACGCCTTTAACGCGAGCCACGCGGTAGCCTACGGCATGATCGCCAGTCACACGATGTACTTCAAGCGGCACCACCCCGAGATTTTCTTCAAGTCAATGCTCAATACTTCTGATGACGACAGGCAGCGCTTGCTCCTACGGGACACCCAGCGCCATGGTCGGCACATAACCATCAAGCCACCGCACCCGGTGTTCAGCCAGGGTAGGTGGTCACGTCACAAACGCGCGCTACAGGCAGGGTTCAGCCAGGTGCCCGGTATTGGTCCTAAGCTGGGCGAGAAGATTGTAGCATCACGAGATTCCTGGGATGACTGGGAAGACTTGCTCCGTGTCCCAGGGATCGGGCAGAAGAAAATGAGTACCATCAGAGACTTCGCTAACAACGGTGACGACCCGTTCGGTGCGCTGTGGCTAGACCGGGCTATCGCGCACGTAAAAAATCAAATTGCCTCCGGCAAGCTCCTCGGAGTGCCTATGCCTACGCACGTCGCCCAGGACCTGCCCTACGCCAAGGGAAAAGACATCGAGGTCGTATGGTGCGGCGTCATTAATACGCGCAACGAGCGAGACCTATTCGAATTCAACCAGGCTAAGGGTGCTGAGCTCGATATGAGCGACCCACAACTCCCTACCCTCAACGGGAAGCCTATCAAAGACCCACACTTGGACAAGTGGGTGGTGATGGTCGGCGATGATGAAACGGACCAGCTGGGTTCTCGGGTGGATCGTTGGCGTTATCCCCGCCTACGCGACCAGGTGTGGCGCATCCGCCCGGGCAAACATGTCGTGGTAATGCGTGGCGTCAAGCCCGGGTGGATGCCTACTCGTCAGATAACCGTCTCCGATATATGGATCATCGACCCGGAGATGTAGTGGTGGTGGCTGATCATATGGGCCACGCAAGTCCCAGGGGAAGGGACGGTCACCCCTGGAGTTTCTGTCCCCTAGTAGGAGGTAGTAGTGAGGCTACACGCCCTCACCCTGTTTGCAACGTTCGCCCTCATTATGGCGGCAAACGCAAACGCACATTTGATCACGAAGCCGCACTGTGCTTCCCTCAAGTGCAGAGCAGCTTCGCAGCTGGAGAACCTGAAGCATGCAAACTATGTCTGCGAGAAGGGCAGACACTATGCAAAGCGATGGTCCTGCGCAGCAGTCAAGTGGCTTACGCGCGAGTACAGTCAGACGAAGGCGGCGATGCGGCCCAGGGTTGTGGGTGCGTCGTCTCACTGGCAAGGATGGTTGTGCATTCACAGCCGGGAAGGAGCGTGGAACGACGAAGGAGCACCGTACTACGGCGGTCTGCAGATGTCCTACGGATGGATGGGTCGCGTAGGAGACGCGGCTCAGCTCTCGCCCTCTCAACAGATCGCCGCAGCAGATGCCGAGGCCAGAAACCATGGCTATAACTACGCCTGGATGCAAGGCCAATGGCCTAACACGTTCCCGCCCTGCGCTGGCTATTTTTAAGGGAGGGCTATGCAAGTAAAGTGGACAATGTGGTACGACGTTCCGGCGACGGAGCAAGATCCAGATCCACAAGACCCTACGCTGGGAGGGATCACGCCAGCAGGCTATGACCGGATCCACAAAGACTTGAAGGATCTGGGCATGGACGACATCACAGTAACAAAGGAGTAGCATGTCCCGTGTAACCAAGGTCGGAATCGCCGGGCAGGTAGCGGAGAAGCTCGACGAACCTCGCGCCGTGGTGGTCAAGATCATCGATGAGTTCTTCAACTCGGTACACGATGAGCTGAGCCAAGGAAACGAGGTCTCGATCGCGAACAACATCAAGTTCGGCTTCCGCGTACGCAAGCCCATCAAGAAAGGCACGCTGGTCTACAATCCTGCAACACAGGAGAAGCAGCCCAGCCCAGGCAAGCCTGCCTCCATCGTGGTCACCGCCAGACCGCTGAAAAATCTGAAGACAGCGGCACCTGGTGCGGCGACGAAGGTGGGTAAGCAGATCGTGACCGGTACAAGATGAGCAAGGAGATCGTGAAGTGGGCTGACGAGGCAATGTTCGAAGCTCAGCCCATTCTTCGCGAGGAGGGCACCCGGGTTCAACCCCGGGTGTTCCTCCTCCATGCTCCAGTGGACCCGCTAGGTCTGCTAGCGATCGACATGCGCATGTACCGGGGTGACCCGGTGTACCACAAGGACGATATCACTGACGAAGAGAAAACGTGGGCCTGGGAAGAGCTCAGCAAGACAGCTCTTAACACACCATTCGAAGGTGTTCAGCTCAAGTTCATGATCGAAGGGGTAACGCGCGCCTTCACGCACCAGATGGTGAGGCAGCGTGTGGGTGCCTACTACGTACAGGAATCACTTCGCTTTGCCGTGAAACGAGGACTAGCGCAGGAAGTAGCGATGCCTCCTAGCATCGCCAACGACACCGATGCAATCCAGAAGATCTGGACCAGCATGGTTGAAGAGATTGACAAGACATACAACATGCTCGTTGATGCAGGTGTACCGGCGGAGGACGCCCGTGGCTTACTCCCACATGCAACAACTACACGTATCATCTACAACACCAACCTACGGGCGCTCTTCGAGCACGCAGGTAACAGGCTCTGTACACAGGCGCAGTTCGAGTGGCGCTCCGTGTTCATGGGCATTATGAAGGCGATCAGAGACTGGGGCAAGGGTGGTATCTACAACTGGCAATGGCGCCTGATCGCTCAACCGAAAGCCTACACGTTCACCCCAATCTGTTACCGGTTGGGGCACTGTGCGTTCATGTCTCATCTGGACAGAGGTTGTACGATCCGTGAACGGGTGAACGAGGGTAGGTTCGACGAAATCCAGCCTGATGAGTGGATGGCAAATCCATGGGCTGGTATAACAACAGAGGATAACGTCCGGCCAACGTAACCGGACATCCAAACCCGTGAGCACCGCCGACGCTGATTCCGGGATGCCCGACTGGAGCAGTCCTCCCCCCGCCAGTCGTGGCCGCCGCCCGGGAGAGGCTGAGGTGGTGCTCACGAAAGAGATAGGCCCGGTGCTACGGGCGTGGGTGGTTCGCTGGCTGAAGAAGTATCCACCTGGCGGCAACCGTCATGAGGGAAATGGCAATGAATTCATGGGACCTCTCGAATGGTTGCGTCAGGAATCAGGGATACGTGTCAGGCAGATATCACGCATCAAAAATGAAGAGCAACCCTACGCTAGCCTCAGTCATGCAGAAGCTCTACTCATGGCCATTGACAAAGAGTATATGCTCCACAACGGAGAGATTCATGTTGTCCCGAATCCCTACTGGACTCAAGAGCAGTATGTTGAGTACATGCAGGAGCGAGGAGCTTGCTGATGATGCATGAAAAGTCTGACAACCGCAAGTTGTACTACTGTGACAGCGCTCATTGCCGCGTCGTCACCTTTGTACCGTCTGGGCACGACTTCTGCCCAAGTTGTAATCAAATCGGCCTGCTCATCCGTGGCCCGGTAGCTAACCGGCCAGGGCTACATTCAACCACATCGGCTGTGCAAGAAAATCATGCCGAAGCACTCTGATAACAGAGTACCAGACGATGTCCGTCGTTACCACGCACGTAATCCGAAGCGTCATGGCCATACAATGGCTGCTACGGTCGAGGTAGGTAAAGTCCTGTCTCCGGTAAAACGTCGTCTGTATGGCCATGCAGGTGGTCCGCGGTGAGCGCCTACCTAGCCACCTGGTACCAGGAGGGCTTCCAGGTGCCCCAGAACGTCACCCTACATACGGTTAGCCAGGCTGCCGTTGATAGGCTGCTACAGACCACGAGGCTGGCTGAGGCAGCCCTGGAGATTCCTCGGCGTGTAGGTGCTGACGCGACGAAGGGTGAACTGGCACAAGACAAGGTTCGCTGCCGCCGCATCATCCATGTAGTCAAGAAGACGATGCCAGGATGGAAAGGCTACAAACCCAAAGACCCAGGAAACATGAAGCGTGCTGCCGCTGTAGTCAAATGGATAGAGTGGTACCAGGAGCGTGCCCTGCTTTTGCAGCGCGAGATGAACATCATCGCTGCTCTTCACTATCAGAGGCAGGCACCGGACGTCGGCTGTAAGCAGGCGTTGCTCTGGACGAACAACGAATACCGTTGGTTGGCCTACGCGCTACGCGATTAGGAGGATCACGGCGATAAGCAGGAGCAGCGCTATCAGCGCTGTTCCTGCGAACCATATCGGGAACTCCGCGACGAACATCTGAATGCGCTCACGGACGTTCTCGTATGACCACTCGTGACGGGTGTCCCAATCGCTCATCGGCCGCGCTGACGTCTCTCGCGTACAATCAGCACAAGCCCTACTGCTACAAGAACATAGCCAATCAGGGTGAGTGCGCGGAACCATCCTGCGGTGTCACGGAAGAAGTCAAGCCATGTGTTGACTGAAACAACACAGGCTACGCCGATTCCGATCAGCGCATAGCCAGGTTTGGCTTCTGGTTCTTCTCGTGTGGTGCACCAGCCGGTGTAGGCAACCGAGCCGATCAGGAAGCCGCCGATTCCGAGGAACACCCAATCCCAATCAATCACGCTGTCGTTGCCTTCTGGGTGAACAACCACCCGAACATCATCATAACAATTGGTGTCGTCGCTTTGGCCAACGTGCTGCCGTCGATGATCGACAAAATAATGCCGAGTACCCACACCGCGATGATGATGAGAGCAACGATGAACTGGAGTTTTTCTTTGGTCATGTGATCCCATAGAGAGCGAACGCAGCGCCCGCGTTGATGCTGCCTGTGAGGGTGATGAGGTCAATACGGTTCACGGCTGCGGCTCCAAACCAGATCGTAGGATACTGGATGACCGAGATGTCGGCCGTAGTGCCAGCGTTGTTCGACCGAGAGATCGTAGCTATGTTGGCGAAGATCCAGCTGCCGAGATTTGGGTAGGGGACTTCAATCTTGCCTGTCAGATAGAACGCTCCCATAGCGGTGCCGGGTAGAGTGCCCACAGGAATCTCTGAGCGGAACCCTTGCTGATTGTTCCCGTAGTTTGTACCGCCCGCGTCGTTGTTGAATCGCATGTAGAGCGTTTGCTGGCCCGACTGATTGCTATTGGCCTTAGCGATTAGAACCAACAACATACGGTAGGTCGTCGGGATCGACGAGAAGGTGACGGCTGCGGTAGCAGCGCCAAGGATCTGCTCCTGAATGAGCGTCATTCCGCCTACAGCCGCCCATTTAGTGTCGTAGTCGGTGTTGCTATTCTTGACGAGAGCTTGTCCCGTTGTGCCTGCAGCGGGAACTGCCCAGTTTGGCTTTGCCCCTGTGACAGCAATTGTCGCTGCCGTAAGACTGCTGTCAGTCTTAAGTGCGGCTGCCCCTGATCGGTAGAGGTTCGTGTCGGTCGCGGCACCGCCGCCTGGTCCCCAGTTCATTACGCCGTTCGCGTCAATCGTCAAACGCCAACCGGATGTATCTGTTCCTTGGCGGACAGCAGCAAAGAAGCCGTTAGAGGCCAAGTTCGTGACATAAATACCCGCGACACCCGATCCACTAGCCAACGACTGGAAGTTGCTAACGGCGACAAACCCACCGCTCGTCTGGAGAACGCCAGCACCGGTACGGTACAAAAACGTATCAATCGCGCCGGATCCGCCTGGCCCCCACTGCAGCTGTCCGTCCGCACGCGCCTCGAAACGGTCGTTGGCGTCGCCGACGATGAACGTCCCCAACACACCGTCTGTCCCCGTCGCCGAGCTAGCGTAGATGCCTTTCTTTGACCAGAAGAAACCGTCGGTCACCAATGGGTAATAGCCCGGGGCGCTGGTCAACATGTACAGATTGTTAGTACCTACCGGAGTTGAGCCACCCAATCCCCACTGAATCATGCCAGACGCTAGAATGCTCAGACGGTCAACGTTGTTGTCCGGACCGTAGGAAGCACTCAATACCGGGTCGGTGAGGCTGGGGGAGACACCCCAGATGCCGCCGCCGGACGGTCCTGTCTCAGGTCCAACAACCAGATAATTGAGGATCTGCAAGACTTGTGCCGAGGTTCTGTACAGTTGTGTATCCGGGGCTGTCGTTCCGCCTGGTCCCCAAAGATGCGTACCGTTACCAAGCACTTGCCACTGCGGCTGTGCTTGCGTTGGTACTGTGTTCTGAATGACACGAGTTGTTGCGGGAACAGTTACATCAAGACCGTCCGAGGTTACTCCGCCAGGCATCGGCAGCCGTACGTATGCGCCAGCCTGGCGCTCCCAGGTCTGCCCCGTTACACGGTCAACGTAGAGATCGGTGTCAGCGCCTACAGTGCTAGGCGCACCGCTGCCTACCCTGTAGGCCGTAGCAGGAGTTGCTACAAGGTGCCGCGTCACTCTAGAGGCTCAGCCTTAGCTTTGGCTTCTTCTTCAGCCTCAGCATCGGCCAGCCTGGCCGGGTGCCAGCCGCCACCGAGACCCGGGCCAGAGTTCTCGATGTTGCCGTCCTCATCAACGTAGTGACTGTCGATGACGCCGATGATCTCGTCTACCGGAAGCTCAAGCTTCTTGGCTATCTCCTCAACCCCGAGCTCAGGCTCAGCCTTGAGCATCTCTTCGACTTCTGCAGCGTTCTCATGTACTTCCATTCTCCCTCCCTAAAGATGCGCCATGATACAGACAGTCATGTAACCGGAGCTATCAGCCGGTGCCGCCGAGCTAGGACCGACTGTGATCGGCGGAGTAGAGGTGGTCGTGTTTTCAGTCGAACCGTCTTTCATAACGAACACGGCAGTACCATTACCTTCGTTCGCGTTGCTGGTTTTCTGAGCGGACAGCGTCGGGTGATAGTGCTTACCGCGCCTGCTACCTACGGTGGGCTGCCCCTCGTTGTTACCGATGGTGGCGACATCAGTATGTGTACCCAGGCCGATAGGCATACGACCACGGAAGTCAGGCAACGTCGTCGTGCTGCCCAGATGCGTATACAAATCGGCGTAGATGCCGGTGCTGCCTCCGAGCGTGCCGCCGTTGTACAACACCCAGCCAGTAGGAGCGACAGAGTTGTACCAGAGAACTGTAGCTCCGGCGGGCATGCTATTTACACGCGACCACACCGTACCGTTGCTTAGGTACATGACGTCCTGGTCTGTCGCATAGTACATGCTGCCGCTGCTGGCTGAGGCAGCAGGACGGCTGGCGAGTACACCTTGGGTGATGGTGGCGCCAGCAATCGTAACAGCACTACCCATCTGAATCCAGGAAGAACCGTTGTACAGGTACGTCGTACCACCGCCTACGTCCGTGGCCGTGTAGATCATTCCGGCTACGAGTGAGGTGCTAGGACGGCTGGCGAGCGTACCAGACGAAATGAACGTCGAGATGACGACAGGGTCGGCACCGGTCCGGGAGTGTTGCGACGCATGCGTGCCGGCCGCAGCTGTGCCAGCTGCTGTGCCGAGAGCGCGCAACGATTCTGTTCCCGAACCGGCACCGCCGCTTGGCTTGAGAGCAGCCGCCAGATCGGCAGCCGCAATCGTGCCATCCAGGATCTCTGTTGTGGTGATCGTACCAGCGACCATGTTGTCGTGCGTGATTGTCGCGGCAGCAATCTTGACGCCTGCACCTGCTGGACCGCCGGTGATACTTCCGTCGGCGATGGCTGAGCTAGAAGGTCCAATGTCTGACCAGCCCGTTCCAAAGTCGTAGTACAGATGGAGGGTATCCGTACCGTAGTAGATGCGGCCAGCCTTGCCCGGTGATCCTGACGTTGATGTAGGGCGTGACGCTAGCGTGCCCTGCGTGTACATTGCAAACGTTCCGTCAGCGTCCGCCGCGATGTTACCGATGTCGCGCGGTACATCCGGCGTATCGGTGAGCAGCGGATACCGAAGTCCCGCCCTGGTCGTGGTAGGCATCAGTACCCCCTCATTGCCGTGTAGGTGGCATACGTCGTCTTGACCGCCGTGTAGGTGGCCTGTGTTGCGCGAACTTCAAGATACGTGTTACCCGTGGTGGTGGCATACGTGAGCAGCAGAC